TCCTCTGTCCATGCCTTGTCATTCATGTAGTGAGCAAGACACCGCAACTCAATGCCTGATAAGTCAGTACCCACTAGAACACTACCATCATCAACAGTCCATAGCTGTCTGCATCTGTCCCCGTAAGGCTTTGATACACTAGGGATCTGTCCCATGTTAGGACTATGGTGTGTCATACGTCCAGTGACAGCACCATTGGTAATCACTGCACCATGCACCCTGTCATCTGGTTGTACAAATTTTAACCAAGAGTTAATAAGTCCTACACGTTTCTGCATCATGAGATACTCAGCAATCATCTGTGCTTCAGGTATCTGGATGTTCTCTAGTGTTGTCTCATCAACAATGGGTTGTCCTTTCTCCGTATGCTTTGATGGCTTCCATCCTAGACCCATAAGTCGATCAGCAATCTGTTTGCGTGAAGCCAGGTTGAAGACTGTCACCTTGTCTTTGAGTTGCTTACCAGTCTTTTCAGACCAACGTTCCTCAACAATCGGTGGGAATACACTCTGCACGTTAGCTTCAATATAGTCCATCTTATCTGTAAGCTCATTACGCAGAGAGATAGCCGCAGGAATATCCAGTCTAAACCCGTTGGTTTCCTGCTGTCTGCAGATGACTGCGATGTCATGCTCCAGTAGTATACTCTGCGAGGAATCACGCCAGTCACCATACTGCTCCATGAGGTGCGTGTACAGGTCACGAGTGAGCTTAACATCTTGGATACAGTAGTCTTGCATCTCTTGAGTGAGACCATTATCAAAGTCCTCAAAGTTAAATTCAATCTTATTGTTAGACAGCCTACTGCCCCATGCCTTCAGGCTGTGACCACCGTCTAGCTGTGGGTTCAAAAGTCTTGAAAGAATCAAAGTGTCTACCGCTTTCGACTTCTTGATCCCAATGCTCCAAACTTTCCGTAACACTGGCGCGTCGAAACCAATTATATTGTGCCCGATGATTTGATCGTACTGTTCTACCAGTGGTGCGAGTGTTGTTGGTGTGGTATGACATTGTATCTCTCCCGTATCAACATCCTGTGTCACAACAATCCATATCTGACTGTGACTGCTGTTTGTCTCTATGTCCAGTATCAGACGTTTCATGATTACCTATCCTAAGTTTATGTTGATGCAAATATTCTACAGCATTCTGGGTAATTGTCAAGTTATCTTTGAATCCACCTAGTCCTGTGTTACAGTTGAAGCAGACCCAACCACGAAATGTTTCCGTGTCATGGCAGTGGTCAAGCACCCACACCTGCAGCTTCTGCTGTCCATGCCTAGCTATCTCATCCATGTGTCTGTCGCAGATAGGACAGCAGTAATGTTCATCAGGGTATGGATTCTCCTTGCGTAACCTGGCTACAGTTTGTGCTTGATCTCTTGAACATGTTCGACACTTCCGTTTGATTTCACCTGACTGCATCACTTGGAATTGTGATATAGGCTGAAACACTCCACAGTCTTTACACTCAATACCTTCAGGAATGCCAGATACAATATCATCGTCTTGAAAGAGAGTGATTTGCATTACAACGCATCCTCCTCAAAGCTCTGTTCGTAGTCAATCTCTGACATACGTCCTGTCTGTAGTGAGTAGAGGAGGTTGCATGCCGGGCCTGTCGTACCACAGAATCTGTTCTTCAGCACCCTCACCTTGGTGGTGTTGCGTTCTTCCTCATCCTCTGCCTGTCCGTTGCGTTCAAGTCCTATCACCATGTCACTGAGTTGTGCGATAGATCCTGATCCACGCAGTTGTGCCAGTGATGTTGCCGCACCCTCCTCATGTCCCTTTGATTCAGGACGTTTGAGGTGTGACACACAGATGAGGCTAACCCCTGTCTCCTGCACTAGCATGCGGAGCTTGGTCATGATCTCATCAATTGCCTTACGTTCGTCACCATTAGACTGAGCAGATACAATGATGCTGATGTGATCCACAAAAATATAATCACACCCAACAGCTTTACTGAGATACCGTACCCTGCTAACAATGTTATCAACATCACTTGAACCAAAGTGGTCAAAGAGATATAGACGATCAGTCCCCAACGTCTGATTAAATGCATCATCCTTCTCCTGTTGCGTTGCCTTACAGTCAGGCAGGTGCAGTGGTTTGTTTGCGGCAAGACTCATCAGAGACAAGCCTGTCTTTCGTACTGATTCTTCAAGGAACATCAGTCCAATCTTTGATTGTGTATTGGTTAGGATGTGCCAGATAATTTCACGCAGAAACTGAGACTTACCTAGTCCACTACCTGCTGTCACTGTCACCATCTCTCCACGCCTAAGCCCATACGTCATTTTGTTTAGGCCGTCATAGGGATAGAGACAGTCTGCTTTCTCCAGTGGTGTCATCACTGCATCGTACATACTACTCCCTGCAACGATACCCTGTGGTGTCCACCTCTGTGATTCCCAGTAGAGATCAGTGTACTCCTTGGTGCGTCCATGCAGGTAGTCACAGGCATCCTTGAGTCCATTGATAGGAGTCATCACCTGAGACTTGTGTGCAAACAATTCAGCACACTTGGCCTGTGCTTGCTGACCTGGCTCATCATTGTCAAAGTTAAAAATGATGGTTTCAAAGCTGTCAAGCCACTCATAATTATTCTTGCAGTCCTTCAGTGCAGAGCTTGCACCATTGCGTACTGAGACGACAGGATACTTGTAGCCTAGCATCTGTGATGCTGCTAGTGCATCAAGCTCCCCCTCCACTACGAGGATACGTTTACCTCCTGCATTGAATCTCTCCTGTCCAAATAGGAATGGTGTGTCGTTCCAGTCCCCTTCAGTGCGGAAGTTTTTCTCTCCATTGATACGCACCTTTGCGGCAGTGTCGTTACCATAGGGAAACACAATGTCACTGCCCCGATATCCCACCCCATACTTCTCTAGTGTGGTGATGTTTAGTTTTCTCTTGGGCATTTCCCTGTAGGATAGCCCCTCAGACGCACTGTACTGCCCTGTATCGGACGATCTCTGCTTGATTGATACTACCCTATTATGTTGCATGGCTTCCCTGCTTACATCGTTTGTTTCTACTGGCACATTAGCATCACAGCTAAAGCACTTTCCCCATAGTTCTCCTGCTTCATTGCGACTCACTGAATAGGCATCACTGCTGTCGCACTTTGGGCAGGGCTGATGGGTGGCTTCCCATGTCATGGTTGTTCATCCTCTCTGTTGATTACTCGATTCACTACTATTGTAGCATACGCACCCAGTAGGTTGTCAAGTGTTACTTTCAGGAGATCAATACAGTCCACGTCCTCATGCTGATGTATCGTCTCAAAGAAATCATCCCGTGTCTTTGGTACAACTTGGTAGTCGTAGAGTCTACGATCAAGCTCCCGCACCAGGATGATGGTGCTGATGTTGTTCAGTTCTGGGTAGATACTCATCTCAATACTCCCAGTCTGTTTTATCTAGTGTCCGTGCCTGTCCCTTCAGTATGGGCAGTGCAGGATGTGGGCTGTAGTTCATCAGAGTATCAAAGAAGGATTGGAGTCCATTTGCTTTGATGTATTCCGAACACACAGTGAAAGCTTCATGCTGCTGTAGTTCCTTTGCAGTTTCATTAAGATCCGTCATAGATCCACTCCTTCATATCGTACACTGGGCTGTACTCTGCCACAGCAGAGTCTTCAAAGTAGATAGTAATCCAACCAATAATCTTCACGTTAGTGTCCTCTCTAAAGCTATGTAGCTATTTAGCTATTTAGTAATCAAAGTAAAGTATATATTTAATACTTTGATTAAGCTCTATAGCTACATAGCTATGTATCTATATAGTTATTATATCACATTAGTCAAATTTGTCAACAACTATTTCATCTTCAGCATGTTTGAGGTCTTCACGTTCTGTTACGTTGAAGTCTTCTGCTATCGTACTGAAGCAGTCATTACACAAGTCTAGGTATTCACCAGACTCAAAGCCTTTGCGTGTTGATTCAAAGGATGATAGCTCCCTGTTACAAGCCTTGCATCTCATTTGTTGTTCTCCTGAATGTATAACCAAATGAATAACATTACACTACCTACAGCATACATCTTTACGAATGTTACCATGTCCACGTTAGTTCCTCAAATCATTGAGATATTCCTGGTATCTCTCGTTAATCTCTTTACCAAACATTGAGTGATAAATACTCTCCACTCGTAAGCTGTCTAGCTCCTTGACTCTGTGGATCTCTTCAATGATTTCATCAATGCAGAACTTTAGTGCTTCATCATAGTCATCATCGCATCCTGTTACTGGATCTATCATGCTACTCTCCAGTGACTTTGTGTACACAGATGATGTCTTCTACAGTCTCATCAATGTACTGATACACTTTGTCATACTTCTCATCATACTCACCATCGAGTATCTTAGTTTTAGCATCATCAGGACTGTCAGCATCTACATAGATGTGCCACACTGCTTGTGCTGTCGTAGTTACTTTGTATCTCACTGCTTTTTCTCCTCAATGTACACTCTCATGTGTGTTGATTTATTTAATGGTGTACCATACTGGTATCGTCTCCAGTTTGCACCATCAACTAATCCCTGTCCCCTGACACGCATCTTGTACCTGTCTCGATTCAGATGCTGTCGCATGCTGTCCACAAACTCTCTGCCTTCATCCGTGTTCGGGATCTTTGAGAAGACATAGAGTGGATTGTACTCCGACATGTTCTATCCCCACTGTTCTGCCATTGCATCAGCAATGCCTTGGTATGTCTCACTGCGTAGCTTCCATCTGTCTTTACTAGGCGGTAGCATATGCAGACGTTGTGCTTCCTTCTTAGGCAACATCTTCCACTTCTCTTTGACGTTGTTTGTTTCAATCAAAGGATTGAGTCCCTTCAACCACAAACACGTTGCCTTACTCTCTGCATGTCCAAACATCCACGGCTGTACTAGCTGTGTCTGATTTGTACCAATGATTTCTTTGGCATACTTATGCATGATAGGGTTTTCGAGTGCAATCCTGGGTATGTCAGACTCCCAGAGAAGCTTGAAGAACTCAGCACCATCACGCATCCTGTCCCATCTGCCTTCCTGTTTATGTAGCCATGACACACCACTGTTACACAAGTATGTGCATGGTGGGTGACCAATCAACAAGTCCCATCCATCATTGATGATGTCCATTACATCACCCTGATAGTGGTAGCTACTGCCGTCATCAGCAGGTAGTAGATCACAAGACCATGCATCATGACCACGTTTCCGGAAGGCTCTACGGACTTTACCACTGTACTCACAAGCTACTAGTACTCTCATAACATCCTCACTTAATGTTGTGGATTCTACGCCATGCTACCCATGTTACGGCTTGCATTTCGTATGCTGTCAACTCACGTCCATGTACTAACACAGACTGTCCTGCCTTACGATAGGCATCCTGAATCAGATGATACTCAATCTTACCAATTGAGATAGATCCAGTGAGACTCTGACGCGATGCATGATAGATGTTGTATGCATGCCCATCCACAGTACATGTGTTCTCACCCATGATGTTTTGATAGAAGCATACAATCTTCTGTCCATTCAGTATTGTCACAGTGTCATCGTATGTTGGATTTGATTCAAGGATAGACCAAGCTTTCTCTTTCATCTTACCATACGTTGATACCTTTACCGATTCCATAGAGTCACCATTGATGTATGCAGTACATAGGTCTCTCGCGTTCTCTACATTGCGTTCCCACTTGTTATTGGGAGACAATGCCGCGACTACACCCACAACAACATTCAACGGCAAATCCAGGTTTTCAGAGATGTCAAGGCACTGACAGTGTGCTGACGCATACCATGTAACACCATGCTCAATCTCTTCTGGCGTTGCCAACTGAAAGACTGTCAAGATATTTTCTACACTCATACTTTATCCCTCTATGTTTTCGGTAGTGTTACCGATATAGGACACTCTTACGAATGCCCTATGGCAGAACACTATGCAAAGTTGTACTTGCCGACACCAATTGTGAGTCGTCCAAGATGTACCTGTTTAGTGAGTGGTGAAGTCTGAATACCAACACCACGACTCTTGTACTTACGTAATGCTACAAAGCCACGTAAGCCACCAAGATTGAAGAACTTCCGTCCGTGCAATTTTGCTGTACGCATTGCTGACCAACGAACCCAAGTAGTAGTCTTTGAAGTTGCAATTTTCACTGCTATATCCTCTCACTGTTTAGATTGACCAAGACATAATTGCCTTGAGTGATGACACTGTAACCAATGTCATCTATCAAGTCAACTGTTTTCTATTGTCCAAGTATTCACGACTTTGACATCATCATGTCCTGCCTGTTTCCAGACATTAGCAATCTTGTTTGCATGACGTTCTGAAGTGTAGTAGTCGATCACTTCAGTACCACCCACGAACACTGTGTATTCGTCTGACGACTCCCATCGTGCATCAAAGTCTATGCTATCTTGTATATCCATCGTATGCTCCTGTTGTTACCTTGAGTGTTGACACTGACCAAAACCTGGATTGTCCAAAGTTTGACCAATGCCAACTGTCAAAGTAACAAGTGAGAGATAAAGTCTGTTGTCCGTAGTACCACTTGCCGGTGCTAGCTAGGACTATTTAACTAGGCAGATGCGGATGCATACTGTTATGTGTCCACGCCCACAGACGCACGAATGCGATTTACAATGGTGGCAGACACTGATTTCTGCACGTTGCCAAGAAGTGGGTCTTTTGTTGTCTATTGTGCCTTGCATAGTCCACACTTCGTAGTGGCCAACACCCAAACTATGCGCTCTTTATGTACTCTATTATGCATATTCGTATTCAATTGTCAATCACTTTGTGAAACTTTTTTGACTCTATGCCTAATGAGTTTCACGACAATCACACTTTCTGGTTTTACGACATTCTACAGTCTTGTCTCTGTTTACTTGTGTGTTGTCTCTATCGACAATTGCCATGGTATATTGTGCGACGCACCATTGGTATTAGACATAGGTAGTATAGACTTTAGTAGTACATCACCACCTAAAACATATGAATAGTCTTGACTACCACACCACGAACTACCTGGGTATTAGACATTAGTATAATAGACTTTAGTATAATAGACTTTAGTAGTATAGACTTTAGTAGTAGGCTTGAAACTATTTAACCCTATAGGGTACTACATAGACTCACACACTTCAATGCTACCATAGTCTATGTAGACCAAAGTCTAATAAGTCTTGACAAGTCTTTGAAGATCTGCCTTGACCTGGTGTGGCTTCGGTGACCCCCACCGGGGGCCTGGCTAGCCAACGCAGTTTATACAGTACCTACATAGACACAAAAAAGAACTAAATTGACTAAAAAGACTTGACAATCCCTTTGATCTATGTAGGCTATGTAACTATTTAATATTTGTATAGAAATTGCACAGAGCAATCAAAGCACAGAACGTTATATTATAACACTCTAAAAGGAATCTGTTAGTTACACTTGACTTTATTAAGATTTTATGCTATACTATAGTGAAATAACGTAGGATTTTTCTATGACAGAGGATAACACTACGCCTGTAAAGCGTGGTCGCCCTAGAAAGTCTGACATTGAAGCTAAGAAAAAAGGTAATAGAGGCGTTAGAGGTAGACCACCTGGCGATGCCGCTAGAATTAACGAGTTCAAAGCTCGGCTGTTAGCTACATCAGGCGATAAAGTAATCAACAAAGTAATAGAGATTGCACAGAATGATGAGCATCCTGGACAGATGGCGGCATTGAAGATGTGTATGGACAGAGTATTGCCTCTTTCTTACTTTGATAAGGATAAACAGGGTGGTGGCAGGTCTCAAGTGTCCATCACTATCACAGGTGTTGGAGGAGACACTACCATTGTTGGTGGTGAAGAGCCTATAGATGCGGAGTATGTAGATGTCTCTGAGTGAAGAGTTGAAGAGTACAATTAAAACAGACCTAATGAAGCATGAAGGCGTACGCTTTGAAGTGTACCTCGATCATTTAGGACTTCCGACAGGAGGCATAGGTCATCTCATCACTGAAGAAGGCTATGAAGTTGGAGATGAGCTACCATCAGCGTTAGTAGACAAGTGGTTTGAGGCTGACTTTGATACGGCAGTGACTGATTGTTGTGTTTTATTTCTAAACTTTGAATCGCATCCGGATCATGTTAAACGTGTGTTAGTAAACATGGCATTTAATCTGGGACGGAATCGACTAGGCCAGTTTAAGAATATGATCAAAGCGGTGAATGAAGGCAACTATCCCAAAGCTGCTATAGAGATGATGGATAGTAAGTGGTACTTGCAGGTAGGACTGCGTAGTAAAGAACTTGTGGAGATAATGCGTGGGTAAGTTAGTCAATGATTATGTACCGGAGTTTGCACAACAGCTAGTTAGTTCTGTTGTTGGGGTTGACGAAAAGACAACAGAAGACTTTAGACCTGAAGTGGTTGATGTTATTAAACAGGCGGCAATGAATGCACTGTCTGAGGGTAGAATGAACATTGACTATGAAGACTATCCAATGATTTCTGAAGGATTGTCAGCAAGAGATCTTGTATCGGACAGTGAAAAGCGTGGTGGCTTTCTCCAACTGATGGAAACACTAGGAGATAGTCCGATTGCTGATGCGGCTTTTACAATTGGTGGTGGAACAATCATTGAAGAAGATGGTAAGCTCTACCTCACAGACAACTATGACTTCTCAAAGATTGCACCAGGAAAAGTAAAAGATTTGTACGGAGCTTTGAGGTATGCCGCAGGACAAGTAATGCCCGAAGAGGGTGTTAAGAGTAAAATCTTGTTAGGGTCTAAGAATGACCTTATGGGCTACCAAGTTCAAAAGGGTGATACGTTAGGCAAGATTGCTAAAAAGCTAGGCACAACAGTAGATGAGTTGGCTATGGCTAACAATATCAAAGATGTGAATAAAATATCTATTGGTCAGCGCATTCGTATGCCACAAGCTCCACAGCCAATGGCACAGCCAACAGAGCAGGTGGTAGCGTTTAATGAACTTATCAATGGTGATAATGAGCTAATCGGTGGAGCTTAATGTTCAACTGCTTCCTTGGCAACAGGAAGTATTCTCTGACAGTACACGATTTAAGATTGTAGCCGCAGGGCGGCGTACAGGTAAATCAAGACTTGCGGCATGGATGTTAGTGATCTATGCACTGCAAGCAGAACGTGGACATGTATTCTACGTAGCCCCTACACAGGGACAGGCTCGTGATATTATGTGGACTACGTTATTAGAAATAGCACATCCTGTAATCAAAGGAAGTCATATAAACAATCTTCAAATTACTTTGATTAACGGAACAACAATTAGTTTGAAGGGTGCTGACAGACCAGAAACAATGCGGGGTGTCTCCCTTAAGTTCCTTGTTATGGACGAGTATGCGGATATGAAGCCCAGTGTTTGGGAGCAAATACTCCGTCCTGCATTGGCTGACCAAAAGGGTGATGCTATTTTTATTGGGACACCAATGGGACGTAACCACTTCTATGATTTGTACAGCTACGCAGAACTAGAAGGCGATGAAAGCTATAAGGCCTGGCACTTTACATCCTATGACAATCCCCTACTAGACCCTGAAGAAATTGATACAGCTAAAAAGTCTATGTCCTCCTACGCTTTTCGTCAGGAGTTTATGGCTAGCTTTGAAGCGGCAGGGTCAGAAATCTTTAAAGAGGACTGGGTAAGATTTGATAATAAAGAACCAGAGTTTGGTGACTTCTACATTGCTGTGGATTTAGCGGGCTTTGCAGACGTTGAGAATAGTACAAAGAGTAAGAATAAAAAACTAGACGAAACAGCAATAGCCGTGGTTAAGGCGAATGAAGA